CTTCGTATATGAACCTGTATCAAATGATGTATGTATTGTAATTGAACCTGTGCCTGATGTGAAAGCCGCTGTCCAAGTTCCCTCCTCATAATCATCCAATGTATTTGCATTAGCACTTGCAGATTGTGAAGCTGGAAAGGCTATTTGTCCGCCTGTTAAAGTAAGAATGCCTGTAACTGTTGGATTAACTGATGATAGTGGTTTAGGACTGAATGCAAAAGCGCTATCACCTTCTACACACATAGATCCGTCAAATCTAGCAAGTATAGTGTTGCCTCCAGGAACACAACACGCTAAAACATCAGTTGCTGAATCGCTGACAACAGCAGTAACAACCAAAAGTTCCCATGTACTATTACCAGAATGATATGCTGAGTATGAATATACAGAATTAGATCTAATGGCAATCCTTGATTCACTTGCATCGGCAGACCATACCCAACAAGAAAATGTAACTTTAATACCTTTAAAATATGCTACTCCTTTTTCTAAACTTATGTCTTGCCATAAGATTCCACCTGCTGCTGCACCTACGCATTCAGCAGAATAAGTTCCCATTTTAAAAACAGTTGCTTCCTGCGATACAGAAGTCATACTGTTATTAGCCCACCCATCAGGAGCAGCAGCAGCACCAGCAGTCCATTGTTCAAAATCCCCATTAGATAATAAATTACTTAATCCTCTTTGCGCCATCTTAAGTCCCTCTCGCTTCCCATCTTAATGTTCCTGTTCTCGGGGTTCCCGCAATATCGTATAAATGAATAATACAAGTATCAGTGCCTGCGTATGTCACTTTATAATAAGACGCGTTGCCTTGTACTATCTCAACCTTAAGGACAGGCACAGTATGGAAATCTTTTATATATGTTACTGTATGCCCTGTAGATTCGTTCCCTGGACTTATTGTACCACTGCCTCTATCACTTATGTCAGGTAAATCTGAATAATAATCAAATTGAGAACAGATTAATGTTGTGTCAACAGTGTCTCTTGTTAATGTCATTCTTATCCTAAAGTATCTGCAAGTGTAATCACCTACTTGATATTCTGAATATGAAGACCAAGTAATATTATCGTTAGAAGTGCTGATTTCAAATGTTGCCGCACCTGGAGCTTCGCCTCCGGAAAATCTTGTTGTTTCGTCAGTATTAAATTTAGTAGTACCGTCACTGTCAAACGCGGCGCCGGTTGATATTGAAGTAATGACATCTATTTGCACTCTGAACGTAGCTATATATCCCTGGTCTCTGTTCGGAGTTATGTAAGTACCGATTAGCTGCCCCGCGGAAAGCACTAAATTATCTCCACTTTTTTCAGTATTAGATTTCGTTCCAGCCCATCCTGTTTGTTCAGAGTATTCGTTAATGATATTCTGGAACGGTATATTCGTTACAGTAATAATCGCTTCTGTGGCAGTAGTGGAATAATTGCCGGTGGTATCAACAGCCTTGATCCAATAACTCTGTGCTGAACCTACCTGGAAATCTTTAGTGGAATATTTATCAGCTTTAATACCACTGACTACAACTTTACCAGCGTCCCAGGAAGCGCCTACTCTAATTTCATAACTGCTTTTATCAACATCAGTGATCTCAGTCCATCCGAATATTAATGTATCCCTTGATTGATTTAATATAAAAGTAGACACATTACTTGGCGGTGCTGATTTACCCACCGGAGTTATATTAGACTGAGGGCTGTTAGCTATGGCTGTCTCATCCCCGAAATTAGTAACTGTGGTAACAGCAATATCGTACCTTGTTAAATCTTGCAGGTTAGCTATGACAGTAGCAAAGCCTGATGGTACTGACGCCTTTAAACTCCAGCTAAGACCTGAATTATCGGATATATACACATTGTAATTTCTGGCAGTCTGAACATAATTATCTCTTTGCGGTGTATCAAACCAAACATCAATGCCAAGCTCTATAGACCCGTCACCCATCTTGATTAATCGTTCCGTCAACACTAAATCACTTATTGTCGGTATGGACAAATCCAAAGAGGAGAAATTGCTTATAGGTATTAGCAATTCACTATCGTCGTACACACTAGATGAATATTCAGAACCTGTTATTTCAGCTTCTGTATGGCTTACCTTATCTATGCTGGTGCATCTGAAATCTTTCTTGACTGAACTTGTAGGGCCGATAGCGTACACATCATATTGCTGAGGTGCTTGTGTGTACACGGAGTTTAATGTTATAACATTAGTTGTTCCCGCGTCATTAGAAACTATTGACTCTTCTATAGTATCGTCCGCAAATCTAATCCTTAACGAATATTGAACCCCTGCGGTTATGGTTATATCCTGGTCAAGGGTTACCTCACCCACATACCCGCTTTTAACCCTGCCTGAAAATCCCCATTGAGGCACATCATGCGAAATACTGAACACATCTCCGGGCTGTATTGCTAAAGCATCAAACCCCGCCTTAAAAGACACAACCCTGTTAATGAACTTTGCGGTTTTTAAAGCGTATCTTGCCTCACGCAATACTTGCGATATCTTAGAACCGAACAGGTCTATTTTCATCTTTCTCAATGGATCGCCTGCCGCTATTGCTACTTCGTCAGTATAAGCAACCGTGTCTCGTTGGTAGTTTTTATCTTTATCTAAAAAGTCGACTTCTACTATGTTGGGAACTGATTTTATAGACTTCCAACTTTGTGTAAACGAGTCTTTTACTATGTTACCCATAGTAAACAACTGCACAGGATCTTCCGGCTTGTCTATCCTGATTTTTATCTTCCCTTCTGAATAAAAAGGCATGCACCTGAACATCGCGCTGAGTTTTAATATCCAGTCCATAGCGCTGGAATTTACATCCAGCACGACATTCATTACAAACCGCTTTTCATAACCGCCTATGCCGTCAGGGACTTTCTCTTCGCAATGCTTAGACATCTCAACAAGCAATGTTTGGTCTATATCGTTATCAGCGTCTATGTAATACCCCAACCCGTATCTTGTGCTGACTAATAAATCTTTTAAACACCAGACGGGATTGCCTGAATATTGATCTATGTAAGTAGTCCCGTCCCATGTCAAGGAAGTATCTCCTACTAACAAGCGATATTCTGTATTATCGGTATTCCAGTAATAATCTTCCCAATCTACTTCAGCCGCACCGTTCATTACTCTTGGTACATTTACTTTTCTTCCCTTAACTAAGCAAGTGAACTTCGGCATGCCCCCTGACAACTGGTCTGAAGCCATTGCCTTAATACCAAGCAAGGCGGTGTTAGGATACGCAAGGTCATCTTCCTTAGTCTCGTCCACGCTTTGTATATAAAAATCAGTTTGTTCGTACTGGCTGGTATCAACGCTTGTCTTGGTAATGCTTATCTCGTACCTATTAGCCGCAAGTCCTGTTACTTCGTAATACCGCCTTACAGTAGTTCTTGACTTGGAATTTATCGTGACAGAATCAGGCTCAGACCATGATCCTGAATGAAGAACGCGGTAAGTTACAGAGTAAATTAAATCAGCGCTTTGTATATCACCGGTTGATTCATCTTGTATATACAAGCCGTTAGGCATTTGCAGATGCAATTTAAACCCGTTGATGTCATTGCTTATGGTTGTATAAGTATAAGTATTATTTTGCTCGAGTTTTATATTAACCGCTTGAACATCATGTATGTCATTGAAATTAGCAAGCACTGCTTGGGTGTTTGTACCTAAAGAAGAAGTGTATGTAGTTATGCCGTCAAAATTAGCTATGGGATTATCATTGATTTCTATTCCGGTTATGCTTTCTATTTCTCCTTCGCTTACAGCAAGCAATATATTAAGCAAATTCTTATCCCCGTCATTTGTAATATAAGCTTGAATTATATTACCGCCTACTCTATGTTCTCCATAAACAATAGGCACAGGTATCCCTACATCCTGCGCGGTTTGTATTCCGTCCCAAGCATATGTCGGCGAGTCGTCTGAGCCAACATCGCTTAACCCTGGAATGGCTGGCTTTTTTCTTGCCTCATGTATTGAATATGCTACAAGCGCAAGAGTCAGCATTACCTGTACTGCTTGTATTTGAAAGAAAGCCCAAATACCACCAACTATTTTGCCTATTGCCACAAAAGTTTCAACTTTAGGAGTGATGATTATTTCGTCATGATCTTTTAAAATAGCTTCTATGCCATGTTCATTAAGTATAAGGCCTGACACGATTATCTTATGTGTATCAAGATCTATATCATCGAAATCTTTTTTAATATATTCTCTGACAGGCAATCTATCATCATAGATATATTTAAAGGATTTTCTTCCTTCTTTGCTTAATATATTAGGTATGTATTTTACAATTATAGACATGATAATCCTTTTTTAAGACGATAGAATCCTTCTAATTTATTTTCCCATCTGGCATCTGATAATCTCGATATTACAGTACCTGCTTTACAAGTATGCATAAACCTGTTGCTGTCTAGAAATATTCCTGCATGATTAACTATATCTTTCCCGTTTTTAAATAATACTACATCCAAAAACTTTGGGGTTTTATATTGCGTCCAATCTTTATGATAATTATCAATGAAATAATTCTTTCCTTTTTTAGACCAATCCATATCATACCCTTCTTCTAAATCAAAAAGATCGTAACCCATATCTTTGTATATTAATTTTATTAAACCCCAGCAGTCAAGCCCTTCCATACTCCTGCCATTGTTCTTATAAGGTATACCTAAATATTTACTGATTATTTTTTGTTTTACCATGACCCGAATATCCTTTTCGACGGGACTCCAGGAACTCCGCCGTAATTTACCGTGTTGCTTAACTCCCTGCATCGTGTTAATGTCTTAACGCAAGAAGATTCACTGCCTGCGTATTTACATTCCGCACCTTTAAACACCCAAGAGCAATTATTTCTCGAGAATTTCCTGCCTGGCAATTCCAAGCCCATAAGATCGAACTTGCTTTTTAAAGTAAATACTACATTGTTCTGGTCTGCCGTATAGCTATCTATATAATATATATCGTCAGTATAAGCATCAGTGTCCGCTAATTGGTTAGCCCATATCATTCGTATAGTTACTTTTTTACGCCTTAATTCGTACGTTTCTAAATAAGCCTGTATTAATCTCGACACATTAGAAATAGATACTCTAACGCTAGGTATTTCCCCTGTATTATTTTCACCAATATTATCGTGATTAATTGGGAAGGCAGAATAAGTTATGCCATTATAGACAATATCAGAATCGTAATTAGTCAGGCATAGATTTTTTGTACCATCAAAAGAATGTACTGTATAAATATATACGGGCCGGCTTGTCTGCGCGTTCTTTTCAGAAGTAAATGTAGTGTCTAATGATCTTGCCATAATAAATCCTTATGATGGTGTTGTCGATGTCGTGCTAGTGCTTGTCGTGCTTGTGGTTGTTGTGCTTGTACTTGTTGTCGTCGTGCTTGTGCTTGTCGTCGTGCTCGTGCTAGTTGTGCTCGTGCTAGTCGTCGAAGTAGTACTTGTTGTTGATATCGTTGTTGTTGTGGTGCTTGTGCTAGTCGTGCTTGTGCTAGTTGTGCTTGTAGTTGTTGTTGATGTAGTCCAGTAGTTTAATTCCTTAAACGAAAAGTCTATATCGTATAATTGATATGCTTTTAATTTAGCCGTGAAAGAATCTTTTTCATACCGTACACTATATGTAACGCTATCTAAAGGGTTCACCCAAGTGAATAATGTTTGCCTACCTTTTTTATCTATAAAGAAATCACGCAATGTTTCGTACTCTGCCTGCGTTTTACTTATAAACTTCAGGTTCCATGTACGCATTTGACTGCCGCTATGTAAAGTCCTTAATTCAAATCCATTTTCAAACACAGTAGTTTGTACGTTAAACTCTGGATTTTCAGTTATAACAAAATCAGGATCAATATTAAATAAAGCCATAATAACCTTTATGGTGTTGTTGTCGTGGTGCTTGTCGTTGAGGTGCTTGTTGTTGTCGTACTTGTTGATGTCGTACTAGTGCTTGTTGATGTTGTGCTTGTCGTTGAGGTGCTTGTTGATGTCGTACTAGTGCTTGTCGTTGAGGTGCTTGTCGTTGTCGTACTTGTGCTTGTCGTACTTGTCGTTGTCGTACTTGTACTAGTTGTTGTGGTAGTTGTGTAATAAAAAACTTCTTTTAAAACAAATTCAAAATCATACACATCATATTGATAAAAATTATATGAAATCTTAGGTGAATCGAATACTACATAATACTCAACATTATCTAACGGATTAGTCCATGTAAAGTGTTCGTAATTCCCTTTTCGCGCCGCAAAGAAATCCCTGGCTTCGTCTAATTCTGCCTGTGTATATTTAGAAAACACTAACGTCCATCTGCGTATCGGATTATCTCTTTTACTCCTTCTTAATTCCAAACCTGAAAACTCAGGAGATACTAACGTGTCAAATTCAGGTTCTTCTGTTATGATAATACTAGGCACTAACGTAAAATTAGCCATTATGCCGACCTCATAGCTCTTTTAAATCTTCCGTTAGACTCTAAGTCGTTTACCATCGCGGCTACAATAGCTTTACTGTTTCTTAATACATCTTGCGTATCCCAAGCTTTTATTACAGGAGCTAGAATTATTTGTATGACTCCGCCATCACCAATAGGTTGCCCGCTGTTTGCCTTCGCTAACCTTTCACTGCCGACATTTGCCATGCCGGTTCTGTTTAATATTCCTTCTCCTGTAAGCAATTTAGCGTTTATTTCTCCGCCTGTATGATATTGAGTTAGCCTCCCTTCCGATGATATTCTACCGCCTCGATGAGGTGAAACTGCTGAATCAGCCCAACTAGTACCGCCTCCACTAGGAGAAAAAGATCCTCCTCCTCCAGGAGCTAAAATATCTCCAGTCCAAGGGATTATCTTCATTAACACCATTCTAGCGAAAACATCACTTAAAATTTTAAGCATTGACCTTCCAAAATCAGCAAAATATTCTTTAGCTTTTTTAGTTTGCCTGGTAAAACTATCAAAGAAATATGTTGACATAGTAGACTCCATAGACTCTGCTATGCTTTTTATTTGTACATCTATGTCTAATCCATATTCTGATAAAGCATCTTTTAACCTTCTGTATAAAGATACCGCGCCTCCTGTGGCTTCTTTTATTTTTTTCTTTAATTCTTCTATTTTAATATTGACATCCGCAAGCTTTTCACTTAGCTGTGAGTATTGGTCGATCCATTCTGTTGTAAACTCACCAGAAGGAGTAAGCATTTTAATCCCTATTTCTCCTTGCGGCGTTGTTTTTAATCTTTCAGATAATATAGCAGCTTCTTCTTTCAATTGCTTTAGGCTTTCAACCCGTAATCTATTCCCGAGTCTAATTGTATTAACATTAATTTCGTGCATCTTATTAACATGTAATTGCCTTGCTTTCATATCTTCCATTTGTTTTAATTTTTTCTTATCTGCTTTACTTAAACGGTCTATCATTACTTGAAAACCTTTAGTCTTCGACGGAGGCAGCACGTCCTGATATTCTTTTAAGATACGAAGGCCTTCTGTGGCAGCATTTTGCAATTTAAGCTGATAATTAATTGTATCTATGGCAGGGCCATAAAAAGATAAAATCCTTTTTCCAATTTCTTCTTTTAAATCTCCTAATGACGCGGCTGTCCCTTTGATGGAATCAGAATAAGAAGTTATTTCTTCGCTTAAACCTCCTACTTTATCACTTAATAAATTTATTACTTGTCCTGCAGTTAACGCACCTCGCTTAAAATTCCCAAGGTCAACCCCTAGCTCAAGTAAACTCCGCGACGACCCTTGCATAGCGCGCATAACAGCCCTTGATACTCTTTCAAGATCGACTTGTTCTCCTGTAGCTCTTTCTGATGCCCTTGCTAAATCTAATATTAATGGGACTAATCTGTCTTTTTGCTCGCTTGATAAATTCTTCATTGTTTCAAGCGATGCCCTCATGGAAAGAATTTGTTCATCGCCGATATTAGTTACGATTTGAAGCCCTTTAGCTTGCATTAACGCGCTTTTATATGTGCCTTCGCTTTCTTTATTTCTTTTAACCATAATAGTATGAAGCCGTATCTCAGCGCGTTCTTGTATAGAATAAGCTTCAACCGTAGGGATTATAAATCTTTTTAACATTTGATACGCGAATGTTAATAATAATAGTTCGTTTCGCATTCTTCCAAGATCTTCCCTTAATCCCTTTGTGGCAATACGAAATCTACCATACTGTTTAATAGCTTTTTCCTTAGCTACTGCCGCTTTTTCTTGTGCGTTAGTAGCTGAATTAGTAGCCGCTTTTTCTCCGACAGTAGTAGTGGTTAATTTTGATTTTGCAATGGATAATTGGCTTGCGGTAGACGCGGCTTTCTTATAAGCAGCAGCTGTGCGCTTATTGGCAGCAGCTACATCTTTGTTTGAAGCTGCAAGTTTCTTGTAAGATACAGTCAAGTCTTTTTGCAGTTTTAATGCTTTATTCTTAGCCATTATAACTTGCTTATGAGCATGTTCAACTTCTTTATAAGATTTCGTAACAGCTTTTAAGCTGGTCTCTATTATCTTATTAGCTTGTTGTATCCTTTTAGTAGCTTCATCTTTTACCTTTAAAGCAATGGTAATATCTTGAGTAGGATTAATAGCCATTATCTTATCCTTTTCCTGTTTTCTTCTATTTTAGCTTCTTCGTTTTCAATAATACTGAAGACATCTAATAATTTTCCAGGTTGGTTATTAATTGTTCCTGGAAAAGGTAAAAAACCTTTTCTATAATATTTATAATAATCAAAGTATTGGAATGTACCAGGATGGACTAACTTTAATGGACATCGTTTAAGTTTAACATTATCAAGATAATATGGCTGTTCAGGTTCTCCATTACATCCTCGGTATTTCCGTTCCCTGTCATTACAATTATGGCAGCTCAAATTTAATGAAGCTACTTGTACTGCCAATATTAGTTTTTTCTTTCAGTCTCTTTAACTATATTTTCTCCCCAGATTTCTTCAGATAATTCACTAATGATATTCCTGGGTATTACTTTTATAACATCGTCGGAGACTGCAATGATTTCCGTACCTCCTATTTTCATAGTATCGGTTTTAAAAGGTACAGAGAAATTCTCATAACCTTTTAACCCGACTTTGACAATAAGAATATCTTGTTCTAACGGTTTTAAATTCGGAGTAACTCTAGGGATATCATCATCTCCTATTGTTACTTGTATTGAATCGCCAAGTATTTTAGTCTTCGCTATTGAATCAATGGACCCAAGCAGCCACACAGTCGGGTTTTCCTTATCGTCTTTTGCTGTGTATCTTTTTATAGCACCTAAAGCAATAGGTGTAATCATAAAAACCTCCTCCATAAATTAAAGTAATTTACGTCTCTTTTTCCGTTGTACAGCTTTTGTTATAATACTGTTAACTTGACTTTTTATTATTCGTTGCGCTACATTTCTCTCTTTTTGTGTCATACCAATAAAAGCTCTTATTAATCTTGTATACCTATTAACTCCTTCGTATTGATGGATGTATCCTAACGCGTCTCTCCTTGGACTGCCGTAACTTAGAACCCCTAATTCAAAACTGTTAGGCCCCGTCTTCCAGTATTTTATCGATCTATACATCAATCCAGTACGCATCAACGGGGTAGTAGGCGTGGAGCTTGGTGTTTTACCTTTAGAACTCCTTTTATCCCTTATAGTTTTAGCGGCTAATCTTTTATGCTTAGTATTGTCATACGATAAACCAGCCCTCATATTTCTTTTTATATGGGATACAGTCTGGCGCGCGATAATAGATAATACATTATCCATATCAGCCAGCTTGCTTACATCAATTTCATCAAATGTAACATCCACTTGAAAAACATCGCTTGCCATAATTAAGCCAATGTAGTACTTGTAGTTGAAGTACTTGTTGTTGTTGTGCTGGTTGTTGTTGTGCTGGTTGTCGTACCTAAGAAAGCAAGGCTAAGTTCATCATTGCCTGCGCTTGCGCTCATGTTTAATTCCATAGTCGCGGAATAGGTTCTAATGCCATCTCTATCCCCACCGGATATACCAGTGTATCTGGCTTTAGGCATGCTGATAGTTAACTGAGTTTGATCTGTAGCCGTCACAACAATACTGATTGCCGCTTCAGTAGTAGATTTAACTTTAGAAATAAAATCATGAGTTGCGACTAATTCCTGTTCAGGATCGAAAGTCATCACAGGATTCCTTGCTGTTACTTTAGCAAAAGCATATCCAGTAGCATCAGTAGGATCAGTACGCATAGATACTTCATTCTGTAAATCGATCTCTAATGTATTTAATAGTAATGTATCCCCAAGCACGGTAACAGTCGCGTTCTGGAATATCAACGGCTTTGAAGCTGGGTATGTAGGAACAAGCATGGCTGTATCTGAATGAGATGAATATTTACCGGTAAAAGTAAACTCCACCATTATAGGCTCACCAACATTGCATGTAATCTTAGCATTACCCATTGCGCCGCATAACTGCTTTTTAAGCCCGTCTTCATAAACTGCAATAGTTACGGTCTTCATGGCTGTCGATATCGGAGTGTAGGTATTCGATGTGGAAGCTACCAATGCTTCCTGCATAGCGCATGCGCGTAAGAAAACACCTACTGCGCTTGCTGTACCTGCGTTAGCAATCGCAGGCCCCATTAATTCACACTTGAACGTCAATTCGCACAGTTGTAATCCAGGTTCTGAATTCATTCTCGATAAAGTAGCCCTGTACGGGTCTCTTTTAAATTGTGTCGGGTTAAAATTAAACACCGGCTCGTAAGCTAAAATATTAGCATCTACAGCAGTCAGCGTCATCGCTGTCCCGCTAATGCTTTCTATCTCAGCAGCAACTTGTAATCTCCTAGTTAATAATCCAGGCATAATTTCCTCCTTTTAAAATACTATTCGTTCCCTAATTGTAATTTCTATTTCACATATATGGCAAAGTACCCCCCCAAACATGCCGGTTGTTATCCTGCCTATTATGGGATACATTACTACTTCTGCTGTACTATTTAATTTTGGTATACCCCTAAATGCTTGGCAAACACCCTCGACTAAATCTTGGAATGTTTTTTCTGTGGCTTCTTCATCGTTCAATGAATACGCGCCGCGAATTAAAAAATTGTGTTCTACTCTTTCAGTGGAATCTGATCCATGGATAGTTCTATTAAAGGAAGGCCGTAATATCTCCATAAAATTAATATGATCCCCCGACTTAAACAAAGTCTTATAAGAAGACCATTCTTTGGAATATCTTTCGTAATCTAAAACTGTCCCTATGTTTGACACGGCTTCAAGGACAGTCTTCATCTCTGCTCTGACTGTGCTTAGACTCATTGTTATCGTCGCCTTCTTTTTGTACCGGGAGATAATTCTTATACGCTGACGCCGGCTTTTTTGTTATCTATATGTTTTTGGATGGGTCAAATAATCCGAACCCCACGGATAGGTTATATCCATTTCTTTTACTGCCATTGCACCTGGGCGTTCTATCGCGTCTTTCCCTCTACCCATATGATCGGTATAGGATTTTAAAGCAGACGCGGCTAAAGTCTGGTATTCATCTGCTTTTCTTGCATAATCAATAACATCAGCATCTATTGTCGGTTCTTGCGTCTGTGAATATTTAGCTGCCAAGGCTCTAAAACAATAAGAAGCCGCAAGATCGCAAACAGCATCAAAGTCATTTTCATAAATAGTACAATCAGTATCCGATACTATATGAGTTGTTGTGTATTTATATCTAAATGTATAAATACCTAATACTATATCAACCATTCTTAAAACAGGTCCCGATGCTTTTTCATATATAATCCAACTGTTATTATCTAAATACGAAACAGCTTGCACTGTTGATTGAACAGGATATTCAATCTGCCCAACGATGAACGAAAACTCATCTATCCAATCGTTAGGCAGAGTGAAATCATACTTTGTTCCATTAGCCGAAGTATCTTCCTTTATTTTAGTTAAAGGCCGATCCTTTGAATATATTCTTACCGCGCTATTTATAGCCAGTTCTTTTTCTTCCGGCCGTATAAGTTGGGCATCATCCTGCAACGCAAATGTAAGTTTACTCCTTACATCTTCTATCGTAATATCATTGATCGTAGTGCTCGTTGATGTAGTACTCGTAGTCGATGTAGTAGTGGTACTTGTACTTGTTGTTGACATGATTTATCCTTTATTACAGTAAGTAAATATATAAAACAGCACCTGCCGATATTGATTGACAATATAAATTTGTAAATTTAACTGGAGCCCCTAACCCTGGCCCATTAACCACATGCCCATTTACAGACACATCACCTGCTTGTAATTTCATTACTTCCATACCTGTAAGACTATCTATCAATAGACAAGAATCTTCATCTGAATCAGCATACATTGACCATCCACAAGCAGTTACTCCTTGACCAGAACGAATAGCTCCAGCTTTTGAAATTATAAGTGTCTGTCCAGAAACTTGAATTCCTGTTGAAGTAGTAGTTGTACTTGTACTTGTAGTACTTGTTGATGTCGTACTAGTTGTACTTGTAGTGCTTGTAGTTGAAGTACTAGTTGTACTTGTAGTGCTTGTTGATGTCGTACTAGTTGTACTTGTCGTGCTTGTAGTTGAAGTACTAGTTGTACTTGTCGTGCTTGTCGTACTTGTCGTGCTTGTCGTACTTGTAGATGTTGTACTTGTAGTACTTGTTGTTGTCGTACTTGTACTTGTCGTCGAAGTACTCGTTGTTGTCGTACTTGTACTTGTCGTTGAAGTACTTGTCGTTGTCGTTGATGTGCTTGTCGTCGAAGTACTTGTTGTCGAAGTAGTACTTGTTGTACTTGTAGTACTCGTCGTCGAAGTACTTGTTGTCGAAGTAGTACTTGTTGTACTTGTAGTACTCGTCGTAGAAGTACTTGTTGTTGTCGTTGATGTACTTGTCGTCGAAGTACTTGTTGTTGTCGTGCTCGTACTTGTAGATGTAGTGCTTGTACTTGTAGATGTTGTACTCGTAGTTGAAGTTGTACTTGTCGTACTTGTACTTGTCGTACTTGTACTTGTCGTGCTTGTAGTTGAAGTTGTACTTGTCGTACTAGTCGTACTAGTCGTACTTGTTGAAGTTGTACTTGTTGTTGAAGTACTTGTCGTTGATGTTGTCTGTGATGTATAAGTAACAGTTACATAAAGCTGTGTAACTCTAGAATACGCGCCATCATCATTTATTAACGAAATACCAGCTTGTAAGGCGGCTAAATCAGCATAAACCCACGCAACTCCGGTATCCGGATTAAGCGCCCAATCTTCTGTTAATACTTTATATTCTTCAGCATCAATCGCCTGTATCGATCCCTCATCAACAACCCCGCCTGTTTTAACAACTAGTTTAGCTTTTCCATTTCCAGAAGCATATTGTTCTTTTACTAATGCTGTTACCCTAATATTAGTAATAGTATCGTCTGAATCTACGGAAGCAGGAGCTTCTATATTGAAAAAATCTCGTACATACGTAAGTGAATTAGTAGATAAATAAGTCGCGTCATAATCATGATCGACATCATCTACCTTATCGTAATGAGATCCGGAAGCAGGGAATTGTGAGGATATATTAGACTCATCGCCAGCAGCATTAGGTCGCAGAATTTCTAAAGACATATCATCACCCCTTTCCTTTTAGTTAAGATTAAGAACTAGCAGGGGCTGATGCGCCAATCGCATACCAATAGGTTCCGTCACATTCGAATACCATGCTTGACAATGCAGCTAAAGTTATATAATCAAAACTAGCTCCACCACCATTAAAACCAGCAGCGACAGTTATTTTATTATCAGCAGCAGACGCGTGAATACTTGCGATTAATAATCTTATTCCTTTATATACACTTGAAGCAGCAGGTAAAGTTATTACCTTTGTGGTCCCTGATTGCGTTATACGGCTATTAGCCATAACTTGCGCTTCTGTTAATGTCGCATCATCACTTAATGCTAATGTAGTACCAGAGTCTCTTATCCCATTTGGGAATCTACTTTTTCTACTCATAATTACTGACATGATTTATTACCTTTCAAACTTTGAAGTTAGGCGAAGCAGTGTGAGATGCACTAGCATCCCACACTCTTGCCACTATTTATTTAAACTCCTGTTACGATAGAAGCAGCGTATGCTTTATAATCCGGAACAACTCCACCGTACTCATGACGAACTTTGTACTTGATAAGATCGCCAGTAAAAACAGTTCCGACAGTCGGCTGGTCCTGAACGAGAATCTCAGGATTCTGCTTACCATTTAAGAAACCAATTTCAATCAAGTCAATTTCTGCCTTGCCTGCAGCAAGGTAATAGTTATTCTGGTCACCGCGCAGATATGGAGATACCATAACTTTAAACATACCACGAAGCGTGTTAATACCGTTTTCAGCATTATCAGGATGTAGTACTGATTGATTATAAGTATCAGCAGAACCTTTAAGGTTCCTAGGAACCCATAGAGTAATATCCGAAAGGCCGGCGATTGATGTAACCTTAGTAGCAACATCTGCGGAAGTATGAGAAGCGGCAGTTGTCCCATTTATTCCACGAACAACAGTTAAAGCATCAGTAGCAACAACAGTAATCATCATCTGTTCGCCAAATACTTCTAATATATCATTCGCTTTAAAATATTGACCTGTGCCAGCAGCTAAATTAACCGTAGTTACAGAACTATTAATATTACCGTTTAAAGTAGTAGCATATCCAGTCTCGCCCTGATTGTACATCTGTACAAGCATGGTATTTAAAATATCATAACCTATAGCAGTGGTTTGATAGTTATTATGTCCAGTCGCATACAAAGCTGCTGAATTAGCAGTTCCAGCCGCGTTAGGCCATTTTGTTGCAGCATTAATAGCACCTGCTGATACACCTAACATTAGATCAAACACAAACTGATTTAATGTTTTTGAAGCGGCTTTTGCAAGCTTCCCAGGGATTTTAGATAACTGGCGCAGATCATCATTGATGATTGCTCTACGAGTTACAGTTACCAAACCACCCTTAGTTGCTATACCATAAGCCTGTTCACTATCAGCAGGGAACCCCAATTCTGGATAAGTCAAGGAAGTAGTATCTATTTCAGTCCCCTGAGTTGTCCTTGCGGCTGCAACGGTTGGTAATTCTCCGAAACCGCCCCACTGGATGAGCTCCTGCATCTTGAAGTCTTTGACAGAAACAACATTACTAATCTGTCTCCAAAGATCAGGCATAGCCTTATAATCTTTTAACATCTTTCTGTTAATGGTATAACCAAGCATATAAGTAAAAGTACCTGAATCAACAGTTTCTTTTAGTTTTCTGCGAGGAAGAGTACCAGTAACTTCAGTGTCACCTGTAATCGCTACATAAGCCTCACGAATACCGGAAAACGCATCGATATCTTTATACTTATCTTTTTCTGAATCTTTGGGTTCATACCCAAAAGCAAGATCCATAGCCGCCTGTAATCTATCAATCTTTTCAGCCCCAACATGCATACCTGAAGCCTCAAGAATAATATCTCCACTCTCTGACAATGCTGCCAAAGTATCTTTTTCTTCTTTAATAACAGCAGTAAGATCTTCTTCTTTAAAAGCTTTCTTTGTAAATCTTTTTTCGATCTTATTCTGTATCGGCATTGGTAACTCAGACGCTAACAAAGACTCTTTTAATACACCCGCGCAACGAGTAACTTCAGCCTGAAGTTCTATTTTCGCGATAGCTTCGTTCAATTTATTCTGTGCTTCCTGTAATTTATCTTTCATTTTAGCGTCTCCCTCCACGGACTCTTTCTTCTTTGTGTTCTTTAAAATCGTTTCCTGTAAGAATTTTTGCAATAGTGAACCTGCTAACTTATACTCTTTAGCACCCACTAAACTGGCAACCTGTTTAACTGTTCCCTCTTTCTGTAATGACGCTACAAGAGCTTCATCTAAAGGCCCAACAGCTTCTGCAGCCGCAGCCGCATCTTTTTTCGCAGCTTCCACAGCGTCTGCATTTTCTTTATCAACATCTTCCATCGCTTTAGTTTTAGCAGCCAAGTCTGCATCTGCTTTATCTTTAGCAACCTGAACCTCTTCTTTTTCTTTATTTAAAGATTCAATAAATGTTTTTAAAATCTTCCCCATATCTTCTTCTGTTAGATTTTCCACGTTATAACCCTCTAACAGTTCAGGATGGCTTTTTCGTAACATTTCTACTAATTGTTTGAACATTTCTATGTTCCCCCTTTCGGAATCATTACAACTTGCAAGCATTCTTGCGAACCTCCCGCCGGCGGCAGGATTGGAAACAATATCCACACTAATTACATTTTCTATTGATTGCGCGATATTCAAAGGCCTGCCGTTAACTAACTGAACACTGGTCGGCCCTTCCGCATTAATAGATAACCCTAAAAACTGCTTTAATCCACGATCCCAAGCTGAAGTCAGCATACTTTTAAGCCACTTCACGCCGGCGTGTAATCTTAAAACTCCAGTAAGCCCTCTTACTGTTCTCCCCTCCAGGTTTATCTCTTCAAATTTTACATCTTCGAGCCAGCCTGCTATTTGATGAGGAAACCCCTCAGGTCTCATATTCTCTATTACTTCCGGTAAATGATTAAAAGTCTTATCTTTAAATTCATAATAACAAACCTTGGCTTTGTTAAATAAATTCACTGCTGCCTGTAACACTTTGGAAGAATAGAAGTTTCCGTTTTTAGATAGACCTTCTTCGATGATAACTACTTTCCATGCATCACCGTTTTTGGTTGTCTCTAAAAGCCGTACTGATTGTATATGAAGAAGATTTTTCATTAATCCTCCTAATAAGGTAGAAAGTTAATATGTAGAGATACAGTGTATACGTATATAGTATATAGTATATAGTATATAGGTATATACAATACAATATCTCTTGTAAAGTATCTCCTATATAAAGAGAACCATAAAATAAGAGTTTTGTCAAGTTATTTTTAAAGATATTTATAAAGATGTTTTTAAAGATGTTTTATTTCAGCTTCTTTAACACCCAATAATTATGGTCTTTTTCTGTGCGATGTAAGTCGATAACCCCGCTTAACTTATCTCCTTTGAGTTCGATGCTGACCAGTATATCAGTGCTTTCAATCATTTTAGCAGATCCCTTATCTACCAAGTGCATCCAAGATATATCCTTCTTTGATATATCAGTATCTAATGGAGATATAACTCTCTGCACACTCTCTCCTATTTTAAAACTATCTCTATTTTGGCTTTCCTTTATATAAGTGATAAACTCCGATTGCCCGATTATATCAGCATTAGTAATGATTTCCAGAACTGAATCAATCTTATCTATGCGGAGTTCGAACTTCTGAGGCATATCCATTTTACCTTCGACCAATTTACTCGGCCACCATCTATGGTGTAAAGTAAAGGTAAAATCTACCACTTTTGTAGATTCTTTTATATTGGGGTTTTTATTATCGGAAAACTTCATAGCCGCAACGCCATCTTTTACTTCTTTTAAATAGACAATATCATCTCCGTTTTCTTTAGACCAAGACTTCAAATGCTCATCACAGAACCAGGCATGGCCATGGCCTTCAGCCCATAGGACTTCATGGGTGGGAGGCTTATCGCATTCCATGCATTTATCATGGCTATGCCGCGATTCCTCCAATACCTTGCTTGTTGTTTTTAAAATCTCGCTGGCTAACTCCAGCCCCTCGCTTAAACTTTGATTTTTAATTTTTGATTTCATCTTTTCCCCCCTTTTTTTCGTTAGGGATTTGTTTTTTGTTTTGCTCATTGTTTTGGACCCCCTTCGTATTAGCATTAGCATTAGCATTATCTTTTGCTTTTTCGTATTCAGCAGAATAATCCTTTAATGTTTCCAGCTGGTGCAACTCAATACCAAGATCTGTCATGAACGTCCTGAATGATGTCCTTGCAGTTTCCTCAACGATCCAACCCTTATCTACGGCCGTCTCCATGGCTGTTGCAAACTTATCTAAAGTAATAGCCAGTCCTCTTGCATCTTTAGTTATGATAGGAGCAGGTAAAACTACAAACTTCTTGTTTATATTCTTGGGCAAAGACCCATGCAGTATAGCTTGGTCAATAACAAAATTAAAAATATAAGTAACCATATGCTTGATGTACCTTTGTCTTGATCGGAGCTTCTTTAGCGTCGGTAAACCCATTTCCTGCGCAGTATTTAACTGTATTGCTATCAACGAGTTACGACGAGTAACCATGAATTGATGCGGCATGCTAAAACAATAAACCTTACCGTTATATTGTTCTTTTTGAAGGTTGGATTTATAAAAAACATCCTTATTATTAACCATATCTTTTGCTTTTAAATGCCTTTCTATTGTTTTACTCCCTGAGATTTCAAACCATCTAAATTCGTCTTTTTTAGCAATACCCACTCTGGTTGAAAAACCGATCAGAAGACAAAGTATCTGGAAATCATCAGCTAATTGTTTTGATTTAGTCGTATAGCTAAAGCAATTTCTGCCTTTGCGTTTATCGTAACGACCGTCACCGTCCATCATGGCTTTAAAAAGAATAATCAATAAATCCTTATCTAGTTGCAATATGCCTTTAGGTATTCTTTTTTCTCCGCTTACACTCCCTGCATTTTCTTTTAAATAATGCCATAGCGATTTATTGTTAATATTAAATACTGTGCATCCTTGGCCATTATCGCATTCTGTGAATGTAAACCCCAGATTAACAAGCATCTTTTTAATCTTTATGATATTATTCTTATCTTTTTGGGCTATCCTTACACAAAATTGATTTTTAGTTTTATTTAAATATCCTTCCGATAAATACCATCCCAGGAAATTAACCCAATCCTTCATTGCTATTTTATGCGGTGCGTCTTTCTTCCGTGACTGCGCATCATACGCAATGTATGGTAAGTCGAAATATTTCGGGTTAGTACCTTTCCAATTCTTAACTCCTTCACGGATATAAAAATCTTTATATTTAATATCCTTAGCTTGGATAATTTGCCATTTATTAGATTGTCTTGGTCTAATCCACATTCTATGATCGGGAGTGACAAGAATATCAGTTCTTGTATTTTTGAAATGATACATTTCTCCTTTATAATCATAAAGATAAAATGCTTTAGGGATATGGAATTCAACACGATCTTTTTTAGGATTAAAGGTAGCTACCTTCTCATCTTTTTTAATTTCCCAATATTTTTTCCATCCATTTTCAGTCAGGGTTTCAGTATCTTCACTGTAACATGCCCTCGTCGTTTTTTCTCCGATTCCAAACCAATGCTCAGGATATCCAGCACCGCCAAGTATCTGATTTTTAAACAATGCCGCTTCCGCCGAAGCATCAGCAGCCTCGAGCTTAGTGCTTATCATATCCCATTTGACTTTTTCATTATGCACTCTTGCGGAACCAGGTGCCGGAGGCTTTAAGTTATTAGCAAATTCTTTTATTTCTTTTTCACTCATGCCTTCACAAAGCACATCCCAAATGAAATTGTTTAGATAAAAAGCTCTTTCTAACCTAGCGAAAAGGAATTGATCATAGCCGTCGATCCAGTCGCAAAGCGGCAATAAATCACTCCTACCTCTAGATGCATAAACAACCTTATTAATCGCAAAATAAAAACAATCGCCGACCATCATCCCTGA